CTACCTAAAAAAAGATCTCTATAATATTTACCATTTGATCTATTACAATCATAATGTTCAAATATAGTTGCCATATTATTATAATAGAAATTATTTAAATATTAATAAAAAAAATACTATAACATAATTTTATTTATAAAACCATTATTATTACAATTAAAAACTTTATAAGAATAATAAATAAAATATTAAGTTAAATATTTATCATATTTATTATAAATATAATCATTATTTTTAATATAATATTTAGGTATTTTAAATTTTAAGTTTTCATTAATAATATTAATATTATTATCTAAAATATATTGTTTCCAATTATTTATCAAGTCATATAATTTTAAATCTTTTATATTATCAATAAGATATAATTTACTAATATTTTCAATTATTTTTTTTATAAAATTATTATTAAAAATGATTGGTTTAAATTCATTAGTCATATCAATTAATTCTTGTTCTTTACAATTATCACAATTATTACATGTAAAAAATGTACATTTTTCATTAAAATATTCTAATATATATTTTCTTCTACATGTTGTTATATCTACTAATTTATTAATTTCATTTAAATTATTTTTTTTATTATTATATAAATTCTGATTTTTTATTTCTATTAGTTTTTTTTGAGATATTATATATTGACTATAATCATAATATAATACTGTTTCACAATATTCACCATCACGTCCACCACGTCCTATTTGTTGATAATATTCTTCAATAGATGATGGACACCCGAAAATTAAAACACATTTAATAATTTTATCAATACCCATACCAAATGCGATAGTGCTAATAATAATTTTAACATTATTATTAATAAATTTATTTAAAATATCATCTCTATTATTATTAGATAATCCTGCATGATAAAATGAAGATATATTTTTTTTTGTATATTTATTAATATAAAATGAAATATCTTCAGTATCTTTTCTAGAATTAAAATAAATAATAATTTTATCATTATTATATTTATTAATATAATGCATAATAATATTATTTACAATAAATTCACTTTTTTTTATTTCTTTATTATTTTTTTTTGGTAATTTTTCAACTTTTATATATAAATTTGGTCTATCAAATGATGTATATATAATTTGTGGATTATTTAATTTTAATGTTTTTTCTATATCTTGACATATTATTTTAGTTGCGGTTGCTGTTATAGCCATTATTGGTATATCTGAGAATTTATCTCTAAAAATACTAATTTTATTATATTCTGGTCTAAAGTCATTTCCCCATGAATTTATACAATGACATTCATCTATTGCTAAAAATCCAAAATTATTATTATTTATTAATTCTTGTGCTAATTCAATTCCATTATTATATAAATACTCTGGACTCATATAAACAATTTTTATATTTCCTTTTAATATTTCTTGAACTTCACTATATTTATTCATATTATTACCATGTAATGCAGTACATTTAATTTTCTTTTTCTTTAATTTATCAATTTGATCTTCCATTAATGATATTAATGGACTTATAATAAATACTACTTTTTTAATAATTAATGGAGGTAATATATAACACATTGATTTCCCATAACCTGTAGGTAATAAACCAATAACATCATTACCTAATAACAATTCATTAATTATTTCTATTTGTTTATCTTTTAAATTATCAATATTCCAATATTTTAAAAGATATTTCCTTGCTTTATCAGTCCATAACATTTTTAATATTATAATTATTTATATAATTATAATATTATATAATTTCAATATTTTATATTATTATATAAAAAAAATTGATTTATAATTATTTTGAGTTAATACTTTATAATATATTAAACAATATTTAGAATTATGCCTAAAAAATCAGTTACTCAATCTAATGAAGAAATTCAACTAGTTGAACAACCTAAAAAACCTAGAAATAGAAAAGTTATTGATAAAGAAGTTAAAGAAATTAAAGAAATTACAGAAATTAAAGAAACAAAGAAATCAAATAAAAAAGTAAAAGAATTATCAACTGAAAGTAAAGAATTAGTTAATGATTATAAAGATTCTAAAGAATTTACTAGTTTAAAAAATGAATGGAATATTAAAAAAGAACAATTATTAAATTTAAAAGTTCAGTCTGATAATATTCAAAAGGATATGGATGTAATTATTACTAAATTATTAAATCTAGTAGAACAAGCAAAAACAAATGATAATATTACATTTGATATAGAAGCGACTATACCTGTAACAAATACTATTAAATCAGTAAATAATAAGAAAAAAGTAGTTGAAACTAAAACTACTGATACTGAATCCGGTTCTGGTACAGAATCAGAATCAAATTCAGATTTAGACACTATAGCTCAAAATAAAAAAAATGCAAATAGAAGAGGTGTAGTAAGATTGAGAGACAGTGAAGATAGTGATTAAAAATAATTAAAAAAATGATTAAAAGTGTTATTTAATTAATTATACTAATGATAACAATTAGTATAATAACTATATTAAAATGTAATAATTTTATTTATTTTAAAAATTTATATGAGAATATATTAGATCAAACATATAGTGAATATATAATAGAATGGATAATATTAGATGGTTCAAATAAATATAAATATATGAAACAAAATAAATCAAATATAAATATATTTATAAATAATTTGAATAATAATTTTGATATAAAATATATAGACTTTGAAAAAACAAATAATTATATTAAATTAAGAAATATAGGAAATAATAAAGTAAAAGGAAATTATATTATATATATGGATATTTATGAATATCATTATATTAATAGATTAGAATTAGGAATAAATAAATTAATAGATAATAATGATTATAAGATAGTAGGAAATAAAACAAATTTATTTTATAAAAATAATAAAATATATAAAATTAATAATGAATTATTATATTTAAATTCATTAATATATAAAAAAGATTTTATAAAAAATAATTATTATAATGATAATTATTATTATTTTTTAAATAATAATAATATTTTAAACTTTAATGAATTTTTAACAATAAATATTAATATTGATATTGATATTAATAATAGTGAATTAACAAATATTAATAATTTACCTGATAAATATAAATATATTAATAAAATTAATGACACTACTAATGATAATGATAATGATATTATTTATTATATTGGTAAAGGATTAAAATTTGATCCATATATATATAATGTTAATTATGAAATAGTTAAAGAATTTAAAAATTTAAAAACAAATATATCAAATCCAATAGAATTAATAATAAAATTAGCAGAATCATTAAAAAATGAAGAAATATATGAAATAGAAAATGATGTAACAGTATATGGAGAATTTAAATTAGAAATGACATATAATAATGTAAAATATAAAAATTGGTATAATTTTAAGAGTTATAATAATAAAAATACAATAATAATATGGGATATTATAGGTATATCTTCATTTATATATTATAATATTAGTTCAAATATAATTATTATTAATTTTATTACATTAAATTTTAAGTTATTAAATAATCTGAATCAATTTTTATTATTTAATTTATTTGATCAAGTTAAATATTTTATTTTTAAATGTGATAATCAATGTAATTTATTTAAATTATTTACTAATAATAAATATGAAAATGAAAAATATATTATTATTCCTAATGTATATATATTTAAAGAAGAAATAGAATTTAAACAAAAAAGTGAAATAATAAAAAATAATAATAGATATTGTTATTTAGGAAATAATATAAATGATTTATTAATATTAGATCATACATGGACTGAATTTATAAAACAAAATGAGAATAATGAATTACATATATATATAAATGATATTAATAATATTAATTTAATAAATAATAATAATATATATATACATAAAATAAATACAAAAGAAGAAATAATAGATGAAATAGTAAAATCAAAATATATATTTTTAAATATATATGATACATTAGATATATATAATCATTATATATGTACAAATTTAAAGTGTACACCAATAATATTAAAAGATAAAAAGAAAATTGATATAAATTTAATAAATTATGAAACATATAATTATAAAAATATAATATTTCCTATAATAACATTATATAATTATAATTTATTTCTTAGTTATCTTTATAAATATAAAAAAATTAATAATATTAAATGGGCATTACCAACAAATAATAAATTATCATTAGTAATTATAGAGCCGAGAAGGCATATATTATTATCAAATATATTATATAATTTTGCATATTATTATAATAATACTAATACAAGTTTATTTATATTTCATTCTGATACAAATAAAAATTATATAAATAATATTATTGATACATGGGAAAATGTACAATTAATTCCTATATGTTATTCAAATATTAATATTAATGATTATAATAATATATTAAAAAGTAGTAATTTTTGGAATAATTTTAAATCTGAATATGTTTTAATATTTCAAACTGATACAATGATATTTAAAGAAATACCAAATGAATTTTATAATTATGATTTTATAGGTCCAACAAATATTATAGGAAATGATGCTTTAGGATGTAATGGTGGGTTATCATTAAGAAAAACAGAAATAATGAGATATATATGTATAAATTATCCTAATACAAATGATGTAAATGAAGATATATATTATAATTTTTATTTAAATATAAATAAAAATAAATTTCCAACATATATAGAATCAAGTAAATTTGGAATAGAATCATTAGTAATAGATAATAATATTGATATATGTGGTATACATTGTTGTTGGCGTCATTTAAATAATAAAATATTAAATAATATATTTAAAAATAATGTTAAAATTTAATTATAAATTTTAGAAATCAAAATTTAATTATAAATTTTAGAAATCAAAATTTAATTATAAATTTTAGAAATCATTGTGAATTCTTCTCTGATTTGTATATCAGTACCATAAAGTTCATAGTTATGATTAATAAGTTTATATTCATCTTTTAAACAAAATACATTTATATTATTAAATACTTTATAAATTTCTGAATCTATTTGTTTATTTAATGGAAAAACTTTTAATAATTCTAATGCAGCTTTTTTATTTATAATATATCCATATGTTCCAAAAATATATTCTGGTTTATCAAAATATTTTAAATTTGTTTTATTTGTTGATTTATATGAATGATAACCTAAATATAATATGTCATAATTTTGTAATTCTTTTAAATATATATTTAATTTATTTAAAAAATTATCATTAAATTCAATATCATCTTCAATAATTAAATAATAATCAAAAGAATTATAATTTATAATTTTATTATAAATTAAATAATGAGATAATGCGCAACCAATACCACCTTTTGTCATAATAGAATATAAACCAGCATTTTTATTTAAAGCATCATTAATAGCATTTTGAGATATAATATTTTTTGATAAATTATTATAATTGATTTGAGAACCATCAATAGCAGGAAAACGTTCAAAATTAAATAATTTATGTTTATTTAATTCTTTAATAATATTATTATTACGTTCAGGTCTTTTATTTAAATTTATATATATTATTTTATTAAACATTTATTTAATAATAATAAGAAAATAACATTTAAAAATTTTTAAAAAAAATATAGTTAATAATAATATGAATAATAGTAATTATGAAAATAAATATTTAAAGTATAAAAATAAATATATAGAATTAAAAAAAAATGAAGAACAATTAATAAATGAAGGTGGTGGGAAGAAAGGAATAATAAAATCAGTATCTAAATTATCAAAAGATAAAATGTTAAATGTTAAAGATCAATTAAAAGAAAAGGTAAGAGATAAAGTACAAGAAAAAATACAAGAAAAAGTAATAAGTAGTGATAAATGTGATTGTTGTGATAAATGTGAGAAAAAAGGATGTATAATAAGTTAAAAATATTATAAAGATTATTTAATTAATAATAATTAATGTTAATATATTTAATAGAATATAATGATAATATAATGGGTATATATAATGATAATGAAAGTTTAAAAAATTTAATAAAAGGATTAGAACAAAATAATTTAATAGATATAAATAAAGTAAATATTTTAGAATATACAATAAATTCAATATATTGTAAAAAAAAATATAATTATTTAGATGAAAAAAAAGAAATAGAAAAAAAACCAATAATAAATAAAATATTAGATATAACAGATCCAAACGTTGTAAAAAAATTAAATGAAAAAATAGAAATACAACATAATATAAATATATTAAATATACAAAAAGAAAAAATAAAAGAATTAAAACAAATATATGAAAATGATATAAAATTATATGAGATATTTAAAAAAGAAAAGAATAATAATAATAATTTTACAATACCAGAATTATTTGAATTAAAATTTATAATATTTAATAAATTAGAAAAAGAAAATAATTTATCTTTTGATATATTTATAAATGAATATAATAAAAATAAAGATAATAAAGATATAAATTTATTTAATACAAATGAATATGAAGAAAATTTTATAAATAAAAGTGTAACAATAAATCAAGAAGAATTTGAAATAGATTCAGATGATTATTAAATAATAATAATATATTTTAATCTAAATAAATATAATTAGATTAAAATGTATCGTGAAGAAGATCTAAAAGCATTAGATAAAAATAAAGATAAATTATATGATAATATACTATCATATTATAAAACACAATATGAACCAACTATAAAAGAATCATATAATATAATAAATAATATATTAAATTTTATAAGAAAAAAACAACGTTTAATATATGGTGGTTATGGATTAAATTTAATATTAATAAATAAAAATCCAGAAGATTATATATATAGAAAAATACAAAATGTATATTTTAATTATCCTGATATAGCAGACATGGAATTTTATTCACCTGATCCTATTAAAGATATAATAGAACTAGCAAATGAATTATTTAAATTACAATTTAAAAATGTAGAAGTAAAAGAAGGTGTACATTCTGAAACATTTAAAATATATGTTAATTTTGTGGCTTATTGTGATATAACATATTTACCAAATAATATATTTTACAATATAAATTATATAAAAATAAAAGGATTAAAATGTGTACATCCACAATTTATATTATTAGATATGTATAAAATATTAACTGATCCATACACATCATATTGGCGGTTGGATAAAACATTAAATAGAGTAAATAAGTTAATAAAACATTATCCTTTTAAAAATATAAAACTAAATATAGACGATATTTTAAATAAAGATAATAATAATATAATAGAATTTATAAAATTAAATATAGTAAAAAATTCAAATTATATAGTAATAGGATTTTATGCATATAATTATTATATAAAAAAATTAACAAAAAAATATATAATAAAAAATATACCCTATATAGAGTTAATAAGTTCAAATTTAAAAGATGATGGAATAAAAATTTATAATATTTTAAAATTAAAATATAAATATATAACAATAAAACAATATAATAAATTTTCAGGATATATAGATAATAAAATAGAATATTATTATAATAATAATTTAATATTAGTATTATATGGAAATTATAATAGATGTATATTATATAAATATTCAAAAAAAGAAAATATATATTATGTAACATTCACAATAATAGTAATGTATTTATTATATTTTTATTATTATAATTTTATAAATAAAAATAAAAAATATAGTAAATTATATAAATATCTATTAGGTAAAATTGTTTTAGTTAGAAATAAATATTTATTAAAAAAAAATATAAATGTATTAGATCCTTCACCATTTCAAGAATTTACATTTAAATGTTTAGGTATACATTTAGATACAAAAAGAAATTATTTAATTCAAAATTTAATTAAATATAAACAAAAAAAACAAGTATTATTTAAATATGTCCCAGATATTAAAACTATTAAAAAACCAATACCAATTATTAATTTTAATAATACATCCGGTAATATAATAATTAATACAAATAAATTAATAATTAAAGTTTAATATTCATTAGTATCAGATTCATAATCTATTTTTTTTTTATTATTTTTTTTAGGTTTAGATAAAAATAATATTTTATTTTTAATAATAAAGTCATTTTTAATAGTATAATTAGTATTAATTTTTATATATTTACTTCTTTTATCAATAATTTTAATAATATCATTAATTTCATCAATATGAGTTCTATAATATAAAACTTGATCCCATGTATTTTTTAAAATAGGTAAAATAGAATTAAAAAAGTCATTATCTTTTAATATACTAACATTATGTGATTCTTTTAATTTCCAATATATAATTTTATTAAAATAGTAATCATTATAAATATCAGGATATAATATATTACAATTATTTAAAGTATCAAAAATCCATATATTATAATCTTCATTAGTCATATCTAATTTAGGAGGATAAATATATTTACTTTTCCATTCAATTAAATCATTTTCATCATCAGGAGTAAATATTTTTGGATAATATTGTATAATAATACCTTTTTTTATTTTATCATTTATTGTAATTTTTTTTAATTTTAAACATTTTGTAAAATTTTCATTTGGTTTCTCTATATCTTCATTAATTGTATGAATTGTATCATTACATTTATCATTTAAATATTCTTCACGATTTTTATATTCTATTATTTTACATTGCCAAAAATCACAAATATCTAATTCACAACAAATTAATTGTTGTTGAACTTGACAAAAATAATAATATGGACATATATCACCCACTATTTTACCTTCTTTTGTTATTTCTCTTGTTATAGGACACTTTATTTCAACCATAGTTCCATATTTTTCTGAAAAATTATTATCTAATGTATAATTTGAACAAATACCATCAGGTGATGCACCTAAAAAATTATATTTTTCTGATGGTAAAGCTCCAAATAAATGAACTTTAACATTATATATATGTTGATATATTAAATTTGCAATATCTTCATATTTTTTTCCATGTGCAACAGCAGTATTATCTTTAAAAGGATAATTAGGATCACATTTTTTTTGAATAAATTTTTCATAAGGTTCATAAGGGTTTTCATCAATAGCAGTAGCAGTATCTGAAGCAGTGATTCTATTATATCTATAATCATACCATTCTTTAGTTCTTTGTTCAGGTTGTGGTAAGTTTTTTAATTTATTAAAAATAATATGAATATTTTTAAATTTATCTGGTATATTAGACATTTTTAATATTATAATAAGAAATACTATTTAAATAATAATTTATTCAATATTTTGTTGATAATAAAATTTACCATCTATATATTTTAAATCAGTTATTGATATAATTTTACCATTTATTTCATCATATAATACTTTTTTTTTTTTTGTTAATTCTTTTTTTTTTATTAAATTAACTAATTGATCTATTAAATTATTTTTTTCAATTGAATCATTAATATTTAAATTATTTATATATTCTTTTATTTTTAAAATTTTATGAATTATATTTAATTTATTCCATGGTTTTTTATATAAATTAATATCATATTCTACTATTTCATTTTGAACTTCTGAATCTTTATTAGTTAATGTATCACTATTTTCTATATTATCTATATTATTTCTTGTTTGATTTATACTTATATCTATCCATTTATTATTATCATATAAATTATTTTTTATTATATAATTTTTTAAATTAGTATAATAAATTAAATCAAATTTTTTTACTATATTTTCCATTATATATATATTTATTAATTAGTCTTTAATTAAAAAAATTTCTTTATATACATTTAATATTTAGTCTTTAATTAAAATAAAAAAAATATATATATATATAATATTATGGATAATAATATAGAAGAAAATAATTTTAATACTGAATTATATATAGAATTATATGCCGATTTATTTGCCTATCGTTTTTATTTATTAGATATATATGAAAATAATGAAACAGAAATAATAAAAAAAATAAAAATGAAAGTTTTTAATTTAGGTTATAATATAAATAATATAAATTTAATAGTATATAATTTTTATCGTCATTATAATATTGATATTTCTTTAGAAAGTATTGAAAATGTTGTTATATTAGTTTTATTACCAGTATTAGCTAATTTAAATAATAATAATGAAGAAATTAATAATAATAATGAAGAAATAAATAATAATAATGAAGAATCAAATAATATAAATATAAATAATATAAATAATATAAATGAATTATTATTAAATATATTTAGTAATCCAGAATTAGAAAGTAATCCGATAGTAAATTTATTATCAGTATTTAGAAATAGATATAATAATATGGAGGATGTGAAAGTAACATTAGATGAAACAGAAATAGAGAAATTAACATCATATACATTAACAAAAACATTAGAAGAAAAATGTACAATATGTATAAGTGAATTAGAAGAAGGAAATAAAGTAATAGAATTACCATGTAAACATATATATCATTGTGATTGTATAAAACCATTATTATTAAATTATGATTATAAATGTCCAGTATGTCGTCATGATATAGGTAAACATAAAATAAATATTTAAAAATAATTAAAAATAATTAATACAAGTCCAATAAAAATAATTAAAATACAAAAAGCAAATTCCCTATCCGGATTAGAATAAATATATATTAATGGATTTTCTAATTTAAAAATATATTTAAATATAACAATTATAAGTTCTCTAATAGTAATTAAAATATATTCAATTGGTTTTTTATGTGGTAAATCATAATAAATAATCTCATTATCATTAATATCATAATTATAATTTTTATTATTACTACTTTTTTTATCATTTTCATATGTTACTTTTTCTTGATCGGGTTTTTTATTAACTTCTTTAAATACTAACTCAACATAACTCTTATTCATAATAAAATATAATAGAATAAAAAAAATTGAATTAAAAATATTTTTTTATATAATATAAATATTATATAAAAATGTTATATCTATCATGTCCCACATGTGGTTATTTTTTAGGTTTAAAAACTCAAGCCTATGAAGATAAAAAAGCAGCAATATGTTCAAATTTATCATTATCAAAAGAAGAAAAAGAAAATGAATTAAGTAAATTATTATTAAGTTTAAATTTAAAACGTTATTGTTGTAAAATGCGTGTAATGTCATATAAAAATATAGTAGAAGATATATTTATACCACCAACAGCAAATAATGATTAAAAAAAATTGAATAAATAATATTTATAGATTAATTTTCATTTATTTATAAATGACAAATTACATAAATGAAGGATTTATAATAAAAAATCATGATGGAATGGATGAAGTTGTACAAATACCATATAATTTAAATAATATATTAATAACAGAATTAGATATAATAAATATATTAAATAAATTTAATGTAAATATAAATAAAATTAATAATATATCATATTTTATAAAAGCTTTTACACATAAATCATATTATAAAAAAGATATTTATCCACAAAATATATTAGATGCAGCAAAACAAGAATTAGGAAATCCACCAGAATTATTAGAATTACAAAGTGATAGTTATGAAAGATTAGAGTTTTTAGGTGATAGGGTATTAAAATTAATAGTGAGTTTTTATTTATTTAATAGATATCCAACAAAAAGTGAAGGATTTATGACAAGATTACAAACAAAAATAGAAGATAAAAAAAATTTAGCATTAATGTCAAAAGAAATAGGATTAAATAAATATTTTATAATTTCAAAACAAATAGAATTAATGAGTGGTAGAAATTTAGATAAAATACATGAAGATATTTTTGAATCTTTTTTAGGTGCATTATTTTTATCTAATGGTTTTGAACCATGTATGTATTTAATTACAAATCTATTAGAAACATTAATAGATTATTCTGAAAAATTATATTGTGATAATAATTATAAAGATCAATTATTAAGAGTTCATCACCAAAATAAATGGAAATTTCCACAATATATTGAAATATATCATGAAGGCCTGCCTCATAAAAGAAAATATATAATGGGTGTTGAAAAACCTGATATTACAGATAATGAATTAGATAAACAAAAACGTTGTATGGCATATGGAATAGGAACATCAAAAAAAGATGGTGAACAAAATGCCGCAAAAATGGCATTAATATTATATGGAATATTAAAAGAAGATCAATATAGTCATAATGATATATATTATCCACCATGGGATACAATAAATAATAATACAGATAATAATACAAGTAATATATTAAATTTAATTGATAGTGAAACTTCGGAAATTTATGAAAATAATATTGAATAATATATATTGCGTATAATATATAAAAAAAAATCTTAATTTATCAATAATGAATAATAATAATATTCAAAATATATTTTTTTCTAAAGATAATATATCTAATATTAATAAAATTGTTATAGAAGAAACAAAATTATTAAATGCTTCTCGTGAAACTAAACAAGAAATAGTAAATATATTAATAAAAAATATGAAACAAATATACAAATCAATTGATTTAACAAAAATAAATCATTCTAATATGGATTCAATATTACAACAATTTAAAAAACATTCTATTATTGAATGTATTAATGATTTAAATAAATCTAAGATTATATCTACTAATCAATCACAAGCATCAAATGTAAAATTTCAAAGAGATTTTAATTCATTACCTAATACAGGTAATAAATTAATGGATAGACCCGAATTTACTAAAAATAATATTACTAGTATGAATAATGATACCGGGCAATTAATAAATAATATGAATAACTCCAATTTTAATAATGTTTTTAAACCTATTATTAATGATTTATCTGATGCTGAAATATTTAATAATTATGATAATGGTAGATCTAAAGATATTAATCTTAAAATGGATCAAATCCAACAATCAAGGCAGACTGAAGCAAATATGAAAAATAATAGACCGCCAACACCAGATTTTATAAAGTCTAGAAATACTAATTCAAATAAAATAGATACAAATTTAACTAATAATATTAATAATAATAATAATATAACTAATAATATGAATAATAATAATAATGTATTAAATGGATTAGTATATGATATGGGTGATAATTTATTTAGTTTAGAAAATATAGATAAACCTTTAATTAATACACAAATTGAAGAAGATAATTCTACTTTTGAAGAAAGACTAAAAAAATTACAAAATATAAGAAATAATATAACAATACCACAAAGTCAAGGAAATATAGATTTTACTAGTGATAAATTTGAAAATACTGATAGTAATATTATTAATTTTAATAATGAACAACAAAAACAACCTGAACTATATAATCAACAAGAATTATATGAACAACAAAAACAACAAGAATTATATGAACAACAAAAACAACAAGAATTATATAAACAACAAAAACAACAAGAATTATATAAACAACAAAAACAACAAGAATTATATGAACAACAAAAACAACAAGAATTATATGAACAACAAAAACAACAAGAATTATATGAACAACAAAAATTAATAATAGAACATAAAAAAAGACAGGAACAACAAAAATTATATGAACAAAAACAATTATATGAACAATATAAACAACAAGAATTATTAGAAAACAATCAATTAAGAGTGCGTGATGATAGAAATATAATGAGTATAAATCCAACAAGAAATATAAATAATACATCAAATATAATAAAATTAGAAAATGAAAATAAAATGTTAAAAGAAATGATAGAAGAATATAAATTAAAAGAATCCAAAATATTAGAATTAAAAAATGATTTATCAAGAGAATTTAATAGTTTAAAAGAACAAAATGAAGAATATACAATAAGATATAATAATTTAATAACAAAAGAGAAAAAATTAATAATAAGAGAACAAGAATTAAGACAATTAATAAATAATAATAATTTATTAAAACAAGAATATTATCAATTAGAAATAACAAATAATGATAATGAAGGGAAATATATATATAATTTAAATGAATCAATAAATAATATATCAAGTATAAAACTATTATCATATTCAATACCAAAATTAAAATATAATATAGAAGAAAATTTAAATAATAAATTAATAATATTAATAGAAAATGAAGAAAATATAATAAAAATAGAAACTGGAAAATATGAAATAGAAGAATTAATACAAGAGTTAAATAATAAATTAAATATAAAAAATATAAAGATATCAATAAATAATCAACAAAAAATAATAATAGAAAGTGAAATAGAACAATTATTAGAATTAAAAGAAACACAATTATCAAAAATAAATTTAGGATATTTAGATTATAATAAAAAAGAAAATAAATTAATAGCAGATAATATATGGGATTTAAGAATAGAAGAAAATATATATTTATATTTAGAAAATTTATCAGATGAAATACCATTTGGAATATTATATCCAAATGGTAAACAAATAATATCACAATTTAAGTTTGGAGAGTTATATAATATAGATAAATTAGAAATACATTTTAAAAATATATATGGGAAGACATATAATTTTTATAATTTATCACATAAATTATATTTTTTATTAGAATAAAATTCTCAAATAAAATAATATGGATGAAAATTATTATAAATTAAAATATATAAAATATAAAAATAAATATTTAAATTTACAAAATGAAATAAAAAAACATTTAGTAATATTAGAAGGTGGAAATGATGGGGATATATATAAAAAACTACCAATAGATAAATTTATTATAGAAATACATAAAAAAATAGATATAAATAATAAATATTTATTAAAAAAAATAAATGAAAAATTTTATATAAATATAATAAAATTATGTACAAGATATAGAATAATAGGACCTTTATATTTTAATAAAAAATTAAATTATAAAAAACCAATATATTTAAATAGTGAAATCTATAATACAATAGATAAATTATATAATCAATTATTAAATAAAAAAGAAGAAAATATAAAAGTAACACATGAAGATAAAACTAATATATTAGGACTATTAAAACAAGTAGAAAAAAATGAGAAAAAATAAATATAAAGTTTTTTTTATATAATAAATTAAATAATATTAAATTATTATATAAAAATTATGTATAAATTAACATATAATGAATATTATGGTATAGAATCATTAGAAAAAGAATATAAAGAATTTACTTTTAATTGTGCCGGATTATGTATAGATAATAAAATGGCTGAAAAGTTATGTAAATCAAATATATTTAATTTTAATAATGATGTAATAAAAAATTTAAAAAAATATATTGATATCTATTTACCTAAATATACATGTTGTTTTTTTAATACAAAACTAACTAATGCTTCATTTACTATAGGTATTAATGATTATGGAATTATAAAAGGAATACCATATAAAGGATATTTTCCAGTAAAATTTTTAAAAAAATATATTTTTTATACAATTTATAATAAAATAAAAATAGAAACACATGAAAATATAAATTTAAAAAAATTTATAAAAATAAAAATAAATAAAATAAATTTACCAAATAGACCATTAAATAATAATAATAAAAAATTTATAAAATATTTACATGAAAAAGAAAAATATATAAAATTATTAAATGAATATATTAAAAAAAAAAATACTTGGCGTAATAAATTAGCATCAATAAGTCGGAAAAAATTAGTAGATTTAGTAAATAATTTTGAAACAAGAATATTATTATTAAATTATATAAAATTAAAAGACCCAGAAAATATTATAATAGATTTATTAGAATCAGATTATAAATTAGATTGTAGAGATCATGAAGAAATATTAATATTAAAAAATGATAAAAATAATATATATTATTGGTTAACACAATGGAAAGATGAAATAATAAGTAAAATACAATCAGAAAAACCAATATTTATATCATCATTTAATCAACATTATGTACCATTAAATTTAATAATAAGTTGTAATGAAATGATACCATATTGGATACATAATAATGAAAATATGAAATTATATATAATTCAAGTAAAGTTTAAATTACTAAATTTAAATTTAAATTTAAAATATTTAAATGAAAAAAATAAATGGATTAGTTATAAAAGAATTTTATTAAATGGTTATCCATCATCATGTATCACAATATAAAAAAATCTAGTAATATTATTTTAAAAATTTAATAAATTGTAATTATAATATAATGGTAATAGTATCATCTGGTGCAATAAGCTTATATGATATACAAACTGAATTTGGTGGTTTTGAACCTATTTCACTATCAGAATATTATAATAATGGCACTTATGTTAAGAATGTAACAGGTATACCATCATCAGGTGTTATTAGTATGTCTAATTTTTATGGTAAAGAACATGACCCATTAGCAAGTATTGTTGAAATTTATGAAAATGGTGCACGTGTTAAACCAACTCGTATTGGTACGACTAATGATTGGTACTATACTTTTACAGTAACATTTTCATCATCACCTATTAATACTATAAAATTTTTAAAAAAAAATGTAAATTGTACTATATTAGTTGTAGGTAGTGGATTTTTTAGTACTAAAACAACAGCAGGTGAGGATAGGATTCTAATTGGTGGTGGTGGGGCGGGTGGATGGATTGAATATTATACTAATTATACAATAACACAAAATACAATTTATTATTTTTTTGTAGCACCTGGTGGTTGGTGGAGTGGTGGTTATAGATCTTCTTTTTCTTCAGCAAATAGTAATACATATCCTAATATAAACTATGATCAGTCCGCAGATTGGGACGGTGGATGGAGTAAAAGGTCTACTATTTGTAATGTTAAAACATATAATAATACAACACAAACATCAACAATCAATTATGAAAGTTTTTATTATTCAAGTGAGCATACTTTACAGGAAATAGGAGGGTCTGGTGGTGGTGGTAGTTCAACAAATGGTGCTGGTGGTAGTGGATATATGTGTAATATTACAGGTGTTAATTTAGAATATTCACGTGGAGGTAATAGTAGTCAATCTAATTATCCAGTTCCACCTTATAATGATTATGCTAGTTATTTTTTCCAACCTTATTGGAACACCACAGCATCAACAAGTACAAGTGGTTATGGTACTGGTGGATCTGTTTTAAGATATTTACAGTCTGTAGGACAGTGTCAGGGTTGTATAATAGTTAGATTTACATTATAATTAAGTAGTAGTTTATATAATCAATATTATGTATCATTAAATTTAATAATAAGTTATAATGAAATGAAATTATATATAATTTAAGTTTAAATTACTAAATTTAAATTTAAAATATTTAAATAAAAAATAAATAAATTAGTTATAAAAGAATTTTATTAAATGGTTATCCATCATCATGTATCACAATATAAAAAAATCTAGTATATATATATGATAATTATAATAATTATAATAATTATATTAATAGTATTAATTGTTATTGGTGTTATATTTTTACAATCTAATGAAAAAAAAGATTGTCAAGTTTCTGAGTGGTCTTTATGTAATAAAAATCTTGGAATGAAATTTAGAAATATTATTATACCACCTAATAATAATGGCTTAGCATGTCCAATATTAGAAACTGAATGCCCTGTAAATTGTGAATTTTCTGAATGGTCTGAATGTAATAAACAAACGGGTAAACAAATAAGAACAATAATATTAGAACCAAAAAATAATGGTTTTGAATGTCCAATATTAGAAACAGAATGCCCTGTTAATTGTGAAGTTTCAGATTGGGAAGAATGTAATAAACAAAATGGTAATAAAATAAGAAATATAATAGTTAATACAAAAAATAATGGCACACCATGTCCTATTTTAGTTACATCATGTCCTATAAACTGTGAGATATCAAATTGGTCAGCTTGTGACAAACAATCAGGAAAACAAACGAGAAGTATATTTATAAGTCCTATAAATAATGGTTCACCATGTCCTATATTAGAAACTTTATGTCCTGTAAATTGTGAAGTTTCTGATTGGTCTAACTGTAATTTAGATACTGGAAAAAGAACAAGAACAATAATAGTAAATCCTAAAAATATTAATTTAACATGTCCACCATTAGAAACTTTATGTCCTGTTGATTGTAGTGTATCAACTTGGACACCCTGTACAAATATAGGTTTTGACGGTACAGCATTAAGAAATATTATAATAAATACAAAAAATAATGGTTTAACATGTCCACCCTTAAGAATGGAATGTTCAATTAATAATAATTCATTAGTTACAACAATTAATAAAAATATATTAACTTTAGTAAATGATTTTTTTAATATAAATATTGATAATATTAAAGAATTAATATTATGTAGTCTAATAATATATACACAACATAATAATAAATTTTGGATTGGTTTCGTTGGTATAAGTGGTATAACTAGTGTATCATCATTTATAAAAATTACATCAAATTCAATTGAATTAGTAAAAGATGGAAATAACTTAACAATAAATAATGTTACAACATCTGATGGTGTAGTAAATTATAATTTAATATCATTACTTCAAAAAACAGATTTTAATAATTCATTTAATTTTATAAATAAACCTGGAACAGGCGGATATCCATTATATTCAATAAATTTAAATAATCGTGGTGGGACTTCCTTTTTTGGACGTGATTATATTGATAATGGTGATTTATGTATTTTTAATTTAATATTATGGACACAAAATAATAATAAATGGTGGATTGGAATTGTATGTATTTATCATAGTCCATATCCTGGTCATGCAATAATGTATCCTTTAGGAAATAATATAATAACTGTATCAAATTGGTGGGGTGGTGGTGGAGATAATAATTTAACTGTAAATAATTGTGTAGCAGCAGATGGTGCAATATATTTTAGAGTAAATTCATTATTACAAAAAAATAGTTTTGGAGGAAGTAATAAATATAATACACCTGATACAATAATAATTACAAAAAGTAATAAAATATCATTTCAAAATTTAAATAAATATTTATATTATGTAATAAACTTAATAATATGGACATCAACAGGTAAAACATGGGTTGGGTTTTTTACAAATAAAATGGTAAATGGTATATCTAATATATATGTTTTAGGTAGTAATAATAATATGGTACCAAATAATATAAATAATATAAATTATATAGAATTAAATAATATATTAACAGATGAAACTATTTATTATAAATATAGTTTAATAAATTATTATAATTCAAATAAATATCAACATTTTAATAATATTTATATTTCTAATGCAAATGAATATACATTAAAAGAAAGTTTAAGTAAAACAACAACAACATTAAATGATATATTACAAAAATTAGAAAGTACAGGTACATATATATCAGTATATATATATGATGGAAGTGAAGTAGAAAAACCAAATACATGGGAAGTAATGTATATAGATACAACAAAAAAAGGAACTATAACAAAAATATATGAAAGATATAATGCAATACAAAATTATAATACATATATATATAACCATATAGCAAGATGTAAACTATCAGGAGTTTATGTTTCACAACCATATGAAAATATAGTATAATAAAATATAAAAATTGAAATTTTATAAATATAAAATATAAATATTATAATAATATAAAATGGAATTAATAAAAAAAGAAGTAAATTTATTAATTAATAATATAGAAATAGATATTAAAAAAATACCAAAAGAAATAAATAATATAAAAATAAAAGGTTTTTATATATTTATATTTACATTAAAAAAATCAATGGAAAACTTACAATTACCTGAATTAAGTACAGGATTAAATACACGTAATACAATAATATTAACAATAAATGAATTAATAGAATTAACAAATGATATAGATTATATATTAAGTGAAATACAATTAAATAATTATACATTAACTATAAAAACAATAAATGAAATTTATAAATTACGTTTTGAATATAATAAACTAAATATAGAATTATTAAATGCATTAGAAGCAATTAATAATTTTAATTGTGAAGTATTAATAAATCATATAGAACAATCAAAAAGTATTATATCTAATATTTTTAAATATATTAATGATAATAATATAAATGTTATATTATTTATTAGTAATAAAATAATAAAAATATTAAATATAATAAATATTACAGATCTTAAAAAATATTTAATATTAGAATCATATAAAAAAATAGAAATACAAGACAAATATATTAATAAAGAATTAGTAAATAATGAAGTATTATTAAAATTATTAAATCAAGTAATGAATATAAGTATAAATGGAGAATTAATAAAAATATTGGCCTATTTTAAATTATTTATAAGTTTAATATTAATAGAAGAAGATAATAGTAATATGAAAAATTTATATATAAATACATTATTATATATAAGTAATTTTAGTAATAATATAAATATAAATATAATTTATATTATAAATGAAATAATAGGTGAAATATTATTAGAATTAAATGATATTTTAAATGATTCTTAAATCGTGTAAAAATAGAAAATTTTTATATATAATATTATATATAAAATGGATAAAATATTAATAAATATAGATTCTAGACAAAGAGATTATACCATGTATCCTGATTCTTGTTATTTTAAATTAGGAACAGATTATAATTCAAAATATCAAAATTATTTAAATTTTAAAAATATAGATTATATAAAATTATCTTCTATTGAAATACCTAATAGTTTTTATGTTTTTACTGAAAAAAGACATAATATTTTTTTCTCAATTAATGCAATTCATTTAGGAACTAATAATGATGTTTTACCATCTAATCCATTATATCAATATCCAGCTGATCAAGGTATCTATGAAGGTGAAGATATTGTATTTATAGTTGAAGGAAATTATGATTTAGATGTCCTAGCAAATCATTTAAATCAAGTATTAAATTTAAAATATTTTAATGTAGGTTATTATTTAATTAATAATCCCATTTTTTTTGTATTATATGGATTAAATGTACGTATTGATAGAATAACTAATAGAATAATAATAGAAAATAAATCACAAGATTATAAATTTAATATAAATTTTAATAACAATAATGTTGATTATAATAGTTTAGGTTATGTTTTAGGATTTAGGAAACAAACATATGAATTAAATGAAGCAATTGAATATTATTATCCAAATATAGTAGCAGAATGTGCCGCAGATGTAGGTGGTGAGAAATATATATTTTTACGTTTAAATGATTATGGAAATATTTATATAAATCATAAGTATCCATTAAAAGTTTTCGCTAAAATTATTTTAAATTATGATAAAGATAGTTATATATTTAATAATAATTCTGATAATATAAATCGTGAAAATAAATTTAAATTACCTGTAAATATTAATAAATTTGAAATAGAATTATTAGATGCATATAATCATAGATTAAATAATAATGGTATAGATTTTTCTTTTACACTCGAATTAGGCCAAATTAATGATAGTAAAATATATAATAACCAAATTAATTATATGAAATTAAATGAATTAACATTTAAAGATAATACAAATATAGATCCACAAACCACTTCCGAAAATCATTATTTAATAGATAATAAAACAGATATAAAATCTAATGAATTTATTAATAAATTATTTTTAAATTATAATAAACCAGCTATTAATATAACTAATGATATTAAAAATTTAGAAGAAAGAAGAAAGAAAATAAAAGTAAAAAAAAATAAAAAAATAATAGATTTTAAATATTAATAAAAATATTAATATAAAATATATATTAATATTATATATTATGAGTCGTAACTTAGACATTAAAGGAGATGCACTTATTAGAGGTAATTTTATAGTTGGATCTGCTTTAATTAATTATTTAAAAGTAGATAAATTCACAGGTGATGTGACAATAAGAAAAAATGTAGATATATATGAAGATTTAAATGTAACAGAGAATTTAACTGTATCAGGAACAACAAAATTTATAGGTGATATAAGTTTAAATAATATTGATATGCAAAATGCATTTATTAATAAATCATTTAGTGTAACAGGGAAGACTTTATTATATGGATTAACTACTATATTAAATTCATTAAATGTTAGTGGTTATACTCAAATAGAAAACGATATAACTGGATTAAGTTCATTAAATATTAGTGGTTATACATCATTAATCGGAAATGTTAGTATTGGTGAACAATATAATTATAATGATTTTATGTTATATGTTTCTGGAAATACTAGATTAAATGGTGATTTAATTATTAATGGTACTACTACAATAATTGATACTAATATTAATAATTCTGAACAATTAGTTGTTGTTAATGATGGTTTTGATACTGCATTAATAATAAATCAATTAGGTAATAATAATGTTGTTGAATTACAAAAATCTAGTAATCCTGTATTTGTTATTAATGCTGAGTCTAAAACACAAATTTATAATGATGTAACTTTATTAAATAAATTAAATATAAGTGGTTATTCTCAATTTGATAATTATGTAACAATTTTAAGTAACTTAAATATAAGTGGTTATTCTCAATTTGATAATTATGTAACAATTTTAAGTAACTTAAATATAAGTGGTAAATCTCAATTTGATAATTATGTAACAATTTTAAGTAACTTAAATATAAGTGGTTATTCTCAATTTGATAATTATGTAACAATATTAAGTAACTTTAATGTAAGTGGTAAATCTCAATTTGATAATTATGTTACAATATTAAGTAACTTTAATATAAGTGGAAAATCTCAATTTGATAATTATGTTACAATATTAAGTAATTTAAATATAAGTGGTAAATCTCAATTTGATAATTATGTTACAATATTAAGTAATTTAAATATAAGTGGTAAATCTCAATTTGAT